GCTGTCCGTACTTACGCTAGCACTTCGTAGCGTTATTCTTCTATCTAGTTTACCGGGATCAATCAAAGCGGAAAACTCTAAACGGGTTTAGTAAGTACTCGCTAGCTGTAGGTAAGCGGTGTACGCTATCTACTCGCTTCTCGTACATTTCTCCAATAATCAAAAGCATAGCCATTTTTATATTTGCCGGTACGTCCGAAGCTTGAGTATAGCCGCAGGTGTAACGAATGATAACAGCGTTTACCGTGTCCTTTGTAGCTTGCCAGCCTTGGTCGGGCATTATACGCCCCGGCTCGCTTACTAGGTCGGTATTGTAGTCGCTAGCTGTTACGGTCTGCTCTACTCCGCTGCCGTCTACATACTTAACACTAGCTACGCTTTGTACTGGTCCTCTACTTAAATAGATTATATTTTTGTCCCCTTGGAACGGATCTACTCCCGTTTTATACACCGGGAAGAAGTCGTAAAATTCATCTATTACCGTAGTCAATAAGAACCGCCCTAAGTAGTGCTCCGCTATTTGTGTCGAAGCGTCAATAAGTACCCCTAGTAGAGTGTCCTCGTCGCTAGAGTCTACACGTAAATAGTCCTTAACCTCTTGTACGGTTAAAGCTTTTAAAGTTGCTGGGGTTACTATACTGTAGCTCATTACTTAGCTTTGCGGGTTGTTCTTTTTGTGGTCTTTTTGCTTACTGCTCTCTCAGCTTTAGCCGCTTTCTTCTCCTCTACTACCGAGCAAAAGCCAGCGTTTAAATATTGGTCCGCTACTGCAGCGGGCAGCTCTTCTACTTGGCCTTTGGCGTAGTAGAAGTCTGCCCCTGCTATAGCTTGATTAAATAATACCTTCAAAATTAAGAAGCCATTACCAAGTGCTTAATAGCACTAGATTGTACAACGTTTCCGTCCACTCTTCTATAGCCGATAAAGCCGGTAGAGAGGGAGTCAGCAAAACGCTCGTTTAAACGTAAGATTTGTACGCCTCCCGCTTCGTGTACGTAGTACTGCTTAAGGTCTCCAAATACCATTACTTTAGCGTCTCCTGCGATTGAGGCTACGTCCTCGTTAATGTATACTGGCTTACCGAAAAGCATATCCGGAGCGCCTGCTTCCATAGACGGCACATAGGCGGGAAAATCGTTTGATTGCCCAAAACCTAAAACTCTAATAGCTTTAGCGGTGCTAGAATTCATCATAAAGCCAGCGCCCGGAGCGTTACGGTAAGAAGCATCTACCGAGTAGAAAAGGTCCATAACTTCGCTAACTGTTATAGCGTTGTTAGCTGCCGCTTCTTTACCTTCCGTAGATCCAGTTACAATACCTTGAGGCTTGCTAGAAGCGTCCCCAGTAGTTAAGTGCGCGTTAATACCTCTCTTAAGACGGTTAGCTAATTGGCCTCCGATAAAGTTAGAAAGGTCGAAAGCTGCATCGCTCATTAACTGGTTAGAAACCTGCACCAATCCGGAGCCGTAAGTATAAGGCTCGAATTTAATGTTAGTAAAGGTCATATCCTCGCGAGTAGCTGCTGTAGCCTCTCCCAAGATAGAAGCGCTAAAGCTTGTATCGTTGTTACCTGGCAAGTTAAAAGGCTGGCCGTTAGCTGTACGTAAAACTGTAGCTACTTGCTCAATGTCCGATTTAAACAACTCGGTAGCGCTTATAAAGTCGCTCCAGTTTTCCGGTACTAAGAAACCTCCTAAGCTGTCAGTAGTAGTTACTTGCGCGTTATCGGCTCCAGTACGTAGCTCTTGAATAGCTCTAGCCTCTCCAGCGTTTAGGCCGTTAATACCCTTACGTAAGTAAGCGTTAAAAGCGTCGCGAGCTTCTACTTTAGCAGGTGCAGCGTTGTCGCGTACCTCGTCAGCTTTAGAAGCTAGCTCTTTAGTTAAGTTCTCCAAGTTCTCTACGCGCTTGATATTTTCGCGTAGTTCTTCTTGTTCTGCATAAATCGCATCGAATTTTACAGTTTCCTCTTTGGTAAAATCGCGGTCCTCTGCTTTAGTAGCCGCTAGCATACCTTTTAATTGCTCGTTAAGAGCGCCGCGCTTTTCGCGCATTTGTTTAGCATTCATCGTTTAAAGCTAGTTTAATTAAATTTTCGTAAATAGTGTAATTTACTTCCTTCTCCGTTTTCTCTCTCGCTTCCCCCGCTTCGCCTTCGCCGTTAGGCTCGGCGCTGCGTAGTCCGCTTGAGGCTGCTGTGTAAGCAGGGTAAACTACCGGGCTTACATCAAATAAAGAACTTACGCTCTCTATATATCTTACGTGCTGGCCTTCCTCTAAGCGCCAGCTATCTTTATCTACAGTAAAGCCAAAGCTAGACTGTGTTAAGTCTCCTCTTTTATACAGCTCCAGTAAGTCATTACCGTAGCTAGTGTTAGGCATCTCAAAACGATAGTAAAGGCCTTTATCGTCCTCCTTAACTTCTAACGTACCGCTAGCAGTTCTAGCTAGCAAGTAGTTACTATCGTGGTTATAGAGCGCTCGTATATCGTCGTTAAGAGCGTTCTTAAAAGCTCCTGGTAGTATGATCTCCCTAAAGCCTCCTAAGTCCTCGCTCATTGAATTAAATACACTAGCGTAACCTTCTACCGTTCTGCCCTCTAGAGCTCTCGTTTCGCTGTTGTAGCTTCTTTGCTCTACTAGGTTCTCTTTACTGCGTACCTCTGCGCCGTCTACTTTCGTTAAGGTGCTGAATAGGTGCGCTACTCTTAGCGGCGGCTTACGCTCCGTAAAAGCTTGCTCCTCGCTATCGTATTCGTAAACGCTTATAAGCGCTGCGGGATCTTCCTCGTTACCGTTTACTTTAAAGCCGCTATCTGCTTCTATTTGTCCGTTACGCTCTACTTCTATTATAACCCCTTGGCTACGTCCTCCGGAGCTATTCCAGCTTACGAAGTCCCCTACGTTTACCTCGTCGGGTTCCGCTCGGTCTTCGTCTTCCTTATAGCCGGCTTCCTCCATTGGTTCGGATTTGCCGTAGGTTATAATAATCTCGGTAGCTGTTTCTTCTACCTTCTTTATATGGCGCTCGCTTTTTTCTTCTTTCATATTTTCTAAGGTTCTTTCTGCCCAGCGGTGCATCTCGTCCCCGCCCCAAGCTGCGTACATTATAGAGCCGCATATTTGCTTACCGTCCTCGTCTTTAAAATTGCCTTGGTCGTAAACTTTAGCTCTAGATAAAAAGCTATAAATTCTAGGTAAGCGCTGCTTAGTTATTGCCTCCTTATTAGCTATAATGCGGGCAGATTCCCAGCCTACCGGCGTACCGCAGTCGGTCCCTTCCTCCTCTCGGATTTTTAGAGCTCTCTTTGCGTTATCTACTGCGGCTTGTGGGTAGTCAGTCCAGGGCATTTAGTCAGCGTCTACGTTAGTGTTATCTTCGCCTGCTCTCTGCATATTAAGAGGCTGTAGGTAAATGTCTCCACCCTCTACCGGGTTAAGGTTCTCTAAATCTCTAATATCATTAACCGACAGCCAGCCCCAATTTCTAGCCACGGCGTAAGCTTCATATCTAGCCTTTTGGTCCCCTCTCATTAAACCCTCTAGGGTAAAGTAAGCATAGTAGTTACTCTCGTCCTCTCTAAATAGCTTACGGTTTAGCTCTACCTCCATACGCCTAACGTAAGGCTGTACGCAGTCCCTAACGAACTGTATGGCTTGTTGCTCTACGTTAGCTCTAGTGCTTGAATTTTCAAGGTCCGCTAAGTAGCTCGGCGGTATTCTAAAGATTCTAGCTATTTCGTTTACTTGGAATTTACGAGATTGTAAGAACTGGGCCGCTTCAGGATCTAGTCCTATTTTCTCGTACTTCATACCTTCCTCAAGGATAGCCGTAGAGTGTGAGTTAGCGTTACCTGCTTGCGCTCGGTTCCAGCTTGCTTTAAGTCTCTTTATTATTTCGTTATCCAGTCTACCGGGAGCCGTAATAACCCCGCCAGTATTTGCGCCATTAGAGTAGAAGCGTGCGCCGTACTCTTGGGCCGCTAGCCCAATAGCTACGGCTTCGCGTGCTACCGTTATAGGGCTCTTACCCGTTAGGCCGTTAAAGCTTAACCCTACAAAGTGTAAAACCTCGTAATCTAGGTAGGTATGTTTTTTATCGAATATATAGACCTTTTCGCCGTCTACTATTTTAACCTCTACTAGTAAAGGATTAAGAGGCGTTAAAGATACGGGCCTGCCGGCTCCGTTCATTTCTATCTTTGCGTAGCTGTTGCCGTGAAGCACCAAGTTAGCCGCCATACATTCACGAAAAGTAAAGGTAGAGCTCACGCTATTTGGCTGCTCTGCTAATAGCTTTTGGATTGGATGGCCTATAGCTTTTACGCGGGTTTCTCCGTCCGCTTTATATACGTTTAGAGGTATGCTAGCTATCGTTTCGCTTATGATCCTTACGGCTGCATAAACAGCGCTAAAGGTTAGCGCGTTATCTTCGCTTACTTGTACTCCCGTTTTGCTAGTACCAAAAAGCCCCGTAAGCCACGCAGCAGG